AACAGGATAGGCTCGAGAGAGAAAATCAGTGAGAGAAGGGGTGTATGTAGTTTCGAAAGCAGAGTCAGAACGAGTAGGTAACTGTGTGGAACCAGAAACATCGTCGTCAAAAGTCATAATTTGAATCTTTTCCATTGAAGTTGGTGAGACAGTGGGCTCACCGGCCAGAAGAGTATCAGTAGGTTCGGTTGATGATGCAAAGCAAATTTTTGAAACACACATTAGCTTCAATAGTGTGTCGACTTCTATAAACCAAGTCAGATCGTGAGAAGTTATCTGGCTGGTGGAGGAACAGTTTAATGCCATGTTAGCTCCTGTAGGGCAATAAATTTCATCACGCAAAATGCGTTGTATTGAATAGAATGGCGAGGATGTAGCCGTTTGCGAATATTTCGAAAACAAGCACCAAGATGGTTGAACTTAATCTTCCATCACTAGGATGCCGGTAAACGAAGCCGTGCGAACACGTTATCGAAACCTTTTAAAGCCTAACACCCGAATATTCTATAAGAGAAATGCCGTTTAAAACCTTCCGGTTACCAAACGATTCAATACAAAGTGCGATCAGAATACATACAATACATAAGAAAATACGTAAATGCCACGGTTCAGGGTACGGGCCGATACCAAGGTATCTTACCCATTGTAAGACGTACGCTATCATGTCCGAAGACTATAGAAGTACGACGGGAGTTGTGTGACGCTCTAACAGATCACAGGTGCTTTAAGGTACACCCTAGGCGGTCACAAGCCCTTACCTTGTTACAGTTCTGTAGGAAAGAAATGTTATATAAATTCATATATAACACTTCCGTGATGTATCAATTGAACGATCTGTCCGTATGACGGAATCTTCCAATCGATACCAACCTCAAGACATGCTTCGAAAAACATTCTTGAAACACGAACGAAAGTTTGCTCATCGTGATGAGCGAGCTCTATGATTGCTGAATCAAGACATTGTTTTGTAAGGGTTTCAGCATCCCCCTTACGCGATATCCAGTGTGGAATCTCGACAATATCTTCAACGGGTTTTACAGCGTAAACGAAATCGTTTCTTTTGACAAAGAAACGCTTGAGATAGGAGAGTTCCGTAGGGGGCAAGTACGGCTCCAGTATCTCACCTTTGTTTGGGTGGGTATAAGAAATGTTATGGAGTTTGAGATAGTCTCGAATGGTTATCATATTAAACCACGGAAAACGCTTT